CGCGCTTTATGCGGTGATTGATCCGCGGACCCGCCAGGTCACTGATGCTATCCGCGCTATCTATACCGAAGATCAGTCCGAACTGGTATCGACCACCCTGTATCTGCCGAACGAGACGTTGCAGTGGGTGCGGAAGCCTTCGGGCCAGCCGTACAGCGGTTCGTACAGCGGGTGGAGTTACAAAGGCGACGTTGTTAATCGCGACTACAACTGGCGGCTCGTCTCGCGGGTGCGACACGACCTGGGTGTGGTGCCGGTGATCCCTCTGCCGAACCGCACGAGGTTGTCGGATTTGTATGGCACGTCGGAGATTACGCCTGAGCTACGCAGCGTGACTGATGCCGCGGCCAGGATCATGATGGACATGCAAGGCACAGCGGAACTCATGGCGATACCGCAACGTCTGATCTTCGGCGTGAAGCCGGAAGACCTTGGTGTCAACCCCGAAACGGGGGAGAAGATGTATGACGCGTATATGGCCCGCATTCTGGGTTTTGAAGACCCTGATGCCAAAGCGCAGCAGTTTAGTGCGGCTGAGCTTCGCAACTTCGTTGACGCTCTCGACGCGCTGGATCGTAAGGCGGCTGCGTACACCGGCCTGCCACCGCAGTACCTAAGTTTCTCCTCCGATAACCCGGCCAGCGCGGAAGCCATTAAGTCGTCGGAGTCGCGGCTCGTCAAAAAGGTTGAGCGTAAGAACCGTGTGTTTGGCGGTTCGTGGGAGCAAGCGATGCGGATCGCCCACAAAGTCATGAACGGCGACATCCCTTCGGAGATGTACCGCATGGAAACTGTGTGGGCCGACCCCAGCACCCCGACGTATGCGGCGAAAGCCGACGCGGCGGTGAAGTTGTTCGCGAACGGTTTGGGTGTTGTGCCCAAGGAGCAAGCCCGCCTGGACATGGGCTACTCAATTACTGAGCGTGAGCAGATGCGCCGTTGGGATGAGGAAGAGAACCCGATGGGGCAGTTGGCTCAGTTGTATGGGCCGCCACGCGGTGTGCCGGCGCCGACGCAGGAGCGTGAGCTTCCGCCGGATGAGTTGGTGAACGGGTGACACCGGAGGAGTACGCCGCTGCTGCTGCTGTGATCGCTGCTGCGACAGCAGTTTTTGTGCAGAAGGTTGCGGAGTACTTTATGCAGCCGTTGTTGTCGCTGACCGGCTGGGTCAACATGCTGGAGTTTATGTACCCGTTCGTGGAGCAGAAGCGCCGGGAGTCCGCTGAGTTGGCGAGGACGTTTTATGACTCGCAGCGGGCTGAGGTTTACCCCGAACTTCCGCGCCACGACGTGCTACTCGAAACGTACTCGTTTGAGACTTTCGTGAAGGATATGGAGCCTGCCCGTAAGGGTATGCAGGCGCAGGAGTCGAACCAAGCGGCGGTGACTCGCACGGTGATGTACGCCGTGCGTGATGTTGAGACTGCTGGGCGCCGGCAGATCATCAAAGCGGTCGATTCTGACACCGGGGTTGCCGAGCAAGTCGCGGTCGAACGTGAGCAGTACATCGTGGAACGCAAAGGCGGTCGCAACCGGGTTCGGAAAGTCAGCCGCGTCCAGGGCTGGGCGAGGGTTGCGACAGGCCGGGAAACGTGCGCGTGGTGCCTGATGCTGATTTCGCGTGGGCCGGTCGGTAAGAAGTCCGACGAACCTTACGGCAGCGCCGCCAACGCAGGCGTGCGTAAAAAGGTCGATGGCGAAATGCTGACCGACGACGACGTGATCGCGATGTGGGAAGACGACCCCGAAGACTACTTCAAAGACATTAAACCGTTCATGGAGGAGTGGCACGTCGGCTGCGACTGCAAGGTCGTGCCGGTGTTCGACGCCAAGAATTGGGTTGGCCGGGACGAAGCGAAGCGAGCCAAGAAGTATTGGAATGACGCCAGCAAGGCGGCTAAGGAAGAGCTTGAGAAGAATCCCGACAAAACGTATTACGCCCGCGCAGAGTCAGAGGAAGCGTCAGAAGGTAAAGACGAGCGGGTCGTGATCCGTTACGACGTTGACCTCAACCGCGAAACCATCAACCAACTCCGACAGATGATCGACCAAGGGAAGATCACCACAGACTGGGCTGCCATCAGTCTTACCAGCAGCCCTCTCGCCGCCTAACCGCGGCGGCCCGCCAGAAAAAGCAAGACCCCAAGATGGGGTCTTTTTTAATGCCCAGGAGGCAACAGAAATGTCCGACGAAACCCAAACCACCACAACTGAAGACACTGCCGCGGCCCAGGAGGTCGACACCGCAGAGACGTTCAGCCGAGAGTACGTCCAAGAACTTCGCAACGAAGCCGCTAAGTACCGCACTGAGAAGAACACCGCGGTCGAGGCGGCGAAAGCGAAAGTCGTCAAGGACTACGAGTCGAAACTCGCCCAGAAGGACAGTTCGCTGTCGGAGATGGAGTCGGAGGTTTCGGCGCGTTCTCTTGAACTGCTGAAGCTGAAGATGGTTCTCAGCGAGGGCATCCCCACCGAGGACGTGTTGGATGTTGCGGCGCTCGTCCAAGGCGCCGATGAGGAAACGGTGTCAGAGAGCGTCAAAAGGGTTAAGTCGCTGATCGGGAAGAAGCCGCCGGCTGACCGTCCCGTTGATCACAGTCAAGGCCAAGGCAACCACTTGCCTTTGAACGGCGATCCGCTGCTGGAAACAGTCAAGCGGATGGTCGGCGCCAAATAAACAAGAAAGAAGGAAAGCCGTCATGGCTGATATTTTCCACACCCCCGCACCGGATACCGTTGCTAAGCAATCGGATTCGATGTTCTCAGGTTACCTCGACCCGGTTCTGACCCAGGACTACTTCGCGGAGGTCGCGAAGGTTTCCATCGTTCAGCAGCTTGGCCGCCGTATCCCGATGGGTCCGACCGGTGTCCGTATCCCGCACTGGACCGGTGAAGTCACCGCCCGTTGGGTGGCGGAAACCGAGCAAAAGCCGGTGACCAAGGGCGACATGACCAAGCAGGATGTCGTGCCGTTCAAGATCGCCACCATTTTTGCGGCAAGCTCCGAGGTTGTGCGTGCGAACCCGCTGAACTACCTGAACACCATGCGGACCAAGGTCGCTGAGGCTATCGCCCTGGCGTTCGACACCGCTGTTCTTGGTGGCGACGGCCCGTTCGGTAACAGCGTTGCTGACACCGACAAAGAGGTCGATCTGGGCGACAACGCCTACGCAGCCCTTAACAATGGTTTGCAGCTTCTTCTGGATGACGGCAAGAAATGGACCGGGACGCTTTTCGACAACCTGGCCGAGCCGACCCTGAATGGTTCGGTCGATCAGATTGGCCGTCCGCTGTTCATTGAGGCCACCTACACGGATATCAACGCCCCGTTCCGTTCGGGCCGTGTCCTGGGACGCCCCACTTACATCTCGGATCACGTCGCTGACGGTGACACCGTTGGTGTGATGGGTGACTTCAGCCAGATCATTTGGGGCCAGGTCGGTGGTCTTAGCTACGACGTGTCGGATCAGGCCACTCTGGACCTCTCCGCTGCTGGTGACGGCTCTGGCATCGTGTCGCTCTGGCAGAACAACTTGGTTGCTGTGCGTGTGGAGGCTGAGTTCGCCGCCCTCGTCAATGACCCGACTGCGTTTGTGAAGCTGAACAAGGGCGCTGTCCCGAAGGCCGCTGCTTCTAAGTGAGGTTAAGGAGGACGGCTGACTTCACTTAGGGGTCAGCCGTCCCCTACCAAGGAAGGATTGGCGTGGTTCAAGTTCAGAACAAAGTTAATTACGGCTTGGCGTATGTGTCGCAGGAACAGGCCGATGGTTTGGGTGCGGATTGGCAAGAGGGTAATTCTCTTGTGAAGCCGCCGTTCGTGCCGCCGTGGGGTTCTGAGGAACCTGAGCCGATGCCGGAAGCACCTGTGGTTTTGACGGGTGTGGATATCGTTTACGGCACCCTTTCGACGGTGAACTTCACCGCCATTAAGGGTGTTGTAGATGACCCTGACGGTGATGAGGCGTTCCTGTTCAGTTGTGTTGAGGTTCCCAGCCTGAACGGTTACACCGGGCGCACTTTTCAGAAGGTGTTCCCCGGCACTACCACCTACAACTGTTCTCTTGAGGACATTTACGGTGACGGGTCTGGTGACCCGGCTACCCGTAAGACGGTGACGTTCACGGTGAAGCCCGTAGCCGGTGAGGCGGTTACCGGTGAGGCTGTTGTGCCGGCACCCAAGAAGACCACTAGGAAAGCACCAGTCAAGAAGGGTTAGTCATGGCATACGCGACCGCCGAAGATGTTGCTGTCCGTTGGGCCCGTGAACTGACCTGCGAAGAAGTCGCACTGGTAGAGACACGTCTAGAAGACGTGGAGCGCATGATTAAGCGCAGCATCCCGGACCTTGACGAGCTTGTGGCGTCAGGTCAGATTGATGTCGAGGATGTCATCCAGGTCGAGTCAGATGTTGTTTTGAGACTGGCCCGTAACCCAGAAGGTTACGCGTCTGAGACTGACGGCAACTACATGTACCAGCTTCGTTCTGACCTTGCGTCAGGGAAGTTGGAAATCACTGACGACGAGTGGGCGATCCTTGGTGTCACCAAGAACGGGTTCTTCACTCTCCGCGCTTACGGGGCTGTCGAGGGCGGCACTTACGCACCTCCGACTGTTCCTCGTTCTTTGTGGCGCAGGGACATTGAGGAGGTTCGTAGGGACTACCGGGTGATTGACTGGACACGGCAGATTTGGTGACGGCATGAGTCTGTTGGATAAGGCGAACGAGAACATTTTGGTGTTCTTTGAAGAGGTCACCACGGACGTTGACGGGAATGTGCGGACGCAGCCATCGAAGTGTGGGGTTCCTGCGGTGGCACGGTTTCAGGTGA